AAGTGTCTACCGTTGGTGTTTCTGGCGCCTTACTGACAGGCGTAAAACCCCAATCATCATTAAGGTCATACTCTCTTAAATAATCAGGTATATCTGCCATTATTTACCTCTTTTGTTACGGTGTTTCTTTAACACCTGTTGTGTTTTAACTTCTTTGATAGATTTCTTTTTATATCTATCTGCAAGTGGTGATGTAGGGTGTGCTTCGGCAATTCTTTGCAAATTGTCATTCCACCCTCCATCAGTTTTCATTCTACCCATACCCATTACACCACTAACAATATTAACTTTTGATATTAATTGTTTCATATGTGGGTTTTTCTTTTTGAAAATATCTAACTCAGACATTGACATCATTTCTGTAGTCACTTCTCCTGTTTTAGTGTTTTCAAAATCGTATGTTGGCATATTACTCCCCTTTAAATGGGTCTTTAGTCTTAAAATATTTATTTAATACTTCAAGTTGGTCGTGGTATTCAGCAATGATTTTTAATTCTTTTTCAATTGCTTCTAAAATATCTGGATGTTCACCAACACCAGCTGCATTTTTTAAATAAACCTCAACATTCATTGAGTGTTTAGCAATGTGGCCTTTAGCGTGTTGTTCAATCGCTTCAATCATATTTTCTCTATTATATCCTGGCATTCTTTACTCCTTCTTTATACCATTCTGGTGTTTTTGCTGGACTTTTCCAAGTAGCAAATCTTTTCTTTTCTAGTATGTAATACTTTCTGTAACTAGCAACGCCATCACCTGGTACTTTGCAATGTTCAGGCATAGCAGGTTTAATAGGTGTTGCAATTTTATTTATCTTTGCATTTTTTGGTGGGGTTTTAAGTAATTGACCTAGTTTTTGTACGGCTAAATGGTCTTTTGTGTGGCCGTATCTTTTCTTCCACTCTTCATTTAAAGCAATAAAGTGATTATATAACCACATATAATTATATGCACTTTCAAATAACCATAGTGTACTAGGGTGTTTAATCCAACCAGCTTTGTACAATATAGCGTCCATATTATTATTAGGATGTTTCCACCTTTTAATCTTTCTACCATTGGCTGTCTTATCATAATACTCAGTACCGTCTTGTACACGGTGGCAAGTGGATAATAACTGTGCTGATTCTAAAATCATTTTAGTCACATGCTTGTCACAGGACATTTCAGCAGCTTTGATAGGGTCTTTGTCAAGGTAAAAAATATTCATAATATATCCTAATGTAAGTTTGCTCTGTATAAATCCATTCTATCGTATTTTATACACAATTTTTGCCACACACTGAACCAATAATTTTTAGCCCAATCTGTAGTTGAATTCTTACAGGTTTCCATAACCTTATTAATTCTATTTTCAGTTTCTAGTTTGTCACCCATAAGTCTTTTTAAATCTTCACTTGTAATCATTCTTAATATTAACACTTCCTCACTCATTTGGCAAGCCTATTTCTTAGGCATTTCATTCCATTCCATAATCTGGTCTAGTTTTATACGAATTTCATCAGGATCCAACCCTAATTTTCTCAATTCGGAGGCCCCTAAACTTCTAAAAAACTGCTCATAATCACGGTTTTTTAGGTCTCTTTGACCTAATTTTTTAAAAAAATCTTTGTAAATTTTTTCTCTATCTCGCAAACTTTTCGCTCTAACTTTTGCGTTAGTAGCTTCTTTCTGGTAATCTTTTTGGATTTTTTGTTTGTCTTGTTCTCTTGCAACTTTTCTACTCCTCAATGATATGTTAGCTGCTATTAATAGTAATACAGCCAGAGGGTCAAAGACAAATATTAACATTATGATAACCCACCTTACAGCTTCATCAAAGTGGTCTTTTGCCTCATCACCATAAATTAATTCTGCAATGTATTTAATAGGTCCTACTTCGGCCTCTATCTTATCTTGTTCTAATTGTAAACTACCTTTTTGTGTAGTAAGTTCTGCAATCTTATCACTTGCTTGATTGATTGCCTGTGTTAATGCTTCTCTTTCAGGTGCTTGTTTTTCTCTCTCTTTTAAACCTCTTGTGACATATTCCATATCAATATATTTTTCAAGTGTCTGGTCTAATAGAGTTATTGTCTTTTGTGACCTGTCTATTATTAATTGTTGTTGTTTAATTTGTGTATCTATTAATTCTATTTTAATATTATTACTAGATGTAGGTTGCACTTGGTCAAGGTGTGCCTTTGATAAGAAACCAAAGATACCCATAGATGTAATAAAGATTAAAACAATAACGGCAAATGTAAGATATGCTTTTATAGTTTTTGGTACAAGTTCATTGCGCCAATTATTATATAACCAACTGGCGGCTACAAGTTTACCTACTTCTAACGCACTACCCATTGCTATAATTGGCATTGTTGCACCAGCAAATAATGTCGCTAGACCTATAATAGAATATCCAGCCGCAATAGCAGATATAGAAATGGCTGATAGAAATGTAATTAAAATAGTAAACATTTTTATTTGATATAGTTTAAGCTATATTCTTCCCTAATTAAATTGATAATAGATTCAACCTTTGCAAAATAATTTTTATCGGCTGCATATGCATCAAGTGTATGCAATAATTTAATGGGATTTGTTTCTCCCTCATCTCTCAGTTTTTGATACTCTTCAAAAGCTGTACCATTATTTAGTGTGTTTATATAATGTAAAACACTATCACATTCGTGCATATAAACTTTAACACCCCATTTTTTAGGACTATTTGAAGGTAACATATGGGGTTCCTGCAAATCATAAGTTCTCATACCAAATAAATTGTGCCCTTCCCTCGCAAATCTACTTGTACCCCAACCACTTTCTAAGGCGGCCTGAGCTAATAGTAATTCTCTACTTACAGGAAATATATCACTAGTATTGTGGTAAATATAATCAACACATTGATTGACATTATCTAAAAATTGTTGATTGTTTGTGTGTTCAAAGTCTGGTAACTCTACAAGAGTTCTCTCTTTTGCTTCAACTTGTATAGTGTGATAGTGGTAAATTCCCACACAAAAAAGTACCACTATTACAAAAGCTAAAGTGTTTAAAACAATTTTGAAGTTTTGCCAAAATTGTTTCATTATTTCCTTACTACAATATATTCATAACTGTATATTGTTTCGGGTTTTTGTTCGCCGTACTCAGACCAAGTACCAATCTCAATCGGCTTGTTTCTTTTTTGAAAGAATTGTAAGTTGGGGTTATCCATAAACTTACTCATCTTCTTAAAGATTTTTTCTGATTGTTTTTCAGTGTAATTGTTAAGTACATCTGTTGCCCAATTGCCTGTATAGTAAACCATTTTAGACTCATTACTATTCTCTTCAAAGGCTTTTATTTTATCTGGTACTGTATTAATAACAGATTTCAGATAGTGGTCCAACTCTTTGGACTTTTTTACTTGCGTCATAATATATATTCTCCCGTTTCACTTGTTTATAAATCTGCAATTTTGAATTTTTTAATTACATTCTTAGTTGGTATAACTGTTGTGTTACCACCATCTGCAAGTTCGTAATTATCATCATAATTGTAGTCACTCATCAAAATATGAACCTTTTTATCTTGTTTTACCAACCAACCAGTTGATACACATATAGCAGGTTTCATTCTTTCAATATCTTTTATAGTTTTCCAACCAGCATCTGATTGAATATCCTCCCAATATACCAAATAGAAATCATAATGAAATGGTATCTCAGGTACATCATCTTTAAATTTTTTTGATTTGAGTTTAGCCATAAATTTTACTCACACTTATAAGTTGTGTCCTCCATTAAAGAACATTTGTATTCTTTATCTGCTTGTAATCTAATGTCAGCGGCTAAACCTTCAAGGATTTGAGGTAAATGTTTCTGCATAACAAAGGTCATTTGTAATGCAAATTGATGAGCAATTTTGCTCATTTCTGCTTCAAGTAAAGCAGTATGGTCTATGTCTGTACCTTTAATAGTTTCTGATACCACATGACCTAAAACAGCCGTATTGTAATCATTCGCTTTGGCTAGACTAGAAAGGCCAAACCACAGCAGGCCATTCACAATCAAAACCGTCATAATAAATTTTTTCATAATATCCTTTCTCAATTATTTATATTATGTGTCCAATATACACTATCCTGTATATTAGTCAAGCACTTTTTTTAAAAAAAAGCTGTTATTTTATGCGATTTTTGATGGCTGCGACAGTATTGACCAGCTATATGTTCTAGTTTTGTTCTGGTTTTACAAAGTCGGCATTCCAACCAAACGCTTCTCTAACAACTGATTCGGTTAAACCTTTGTACATCTTATTCAATGATTTAGATTTCATACCTAAAAGAAGTTTTGCCTCATCTTTATGTAATCCTTCTAACATCTGAATAAACATAGTTTCCTTTTGTGTCTTAGTAAGTTCATTATTTGCACCTTTTACAAAGTACCATAATCTCTTAGCTTCATTTCTAAGTAAACCGTGTTCAGTACCAATCGGTGCCTCATTTGCAATATATGGTGGGTCACCTGCTGGTAAGTCCCACTCAATTTTTGGGTCAAATGCACCTTTCAATACTTGTCGTAAAGGTTGATTGTCGTAATCTCGTAATACTTGAATCTTTTTTGGTTTGTCTTTTGCGTTATTAACTTTTGTTAAAACTTCAGACATTAATACAACACCAGAACCATCTGTACTAGATGTGGCTTGCATTGCTTGTTTACTAATTAAATTTGGGTTTTGTGTTACCATAATTTCTCCTTCAATTCATATTCCTATTTATGCGTAAAGTATTTAGCAGAATACCAATTGTAAAAGGCCTTGTCTGTAAATAGTTCTGCGATTTCATTAGCTGGTACTTGGTCACTTCTAATACAATCAGCTAAAGATTGATACTCATAGGTATCAACTTTTCTTGTCATCTTTTTATCTTTATTATTTTCTGCCAATGTAATAACCAATCTTTCGTGTTTATTTAGTGTACTCATCTGTAACATCTTTTACTTCAAGTTCACCGTGGTACACGGTATAAAAATCGTGTGGTTCACCAAAAGTATCTAGTATATAATCGTGGCCATCTTCATCATATTTTTCTTCTAATTCTTCAACACTCATTCCTTTTACATCATTAAAATAAAAAGAACACTGGTCATCCACCTCTTGGTCTTCAACCATTGTATGGTCAAATTCAAATTCATTATAGGCATCATCTTTATCACCTATAATGTCTGTTAGTTCTTCATCATTATCAACTTTTAAAATACAATGACCCCAACGGTACATTTCCTCAGTTTCACAAGAAACACCTTTTTCTTCATCTCTAAATGTTTGATATTCATAAATTGATTTTTTAAATTTTGGTGAAATTTTATAATACTTTGCCATTTCGTGTCCACATTTTATCTAGTAGGTAATACCACCCACCATTAATTATAGGTTCTACTATTGCATCAACTCCTGCTAATGACCATTCTGCACCTGTTATTAATCTGTTACAAGTCATTGCAATTACTATGTGACCAATAGTGTAAACAGTAGCTCTACCTAAACTTGTTGAACCAAGTCTTTTTAATAAGTTAAAAATACCGTTTTTAAATTCTGTCATATACATTTAAAAATGGCGGCCGATTACTCGGCCACCACCATTAGTTAAACTACGCTGTTTGAGCGTAACCTTGTTTACCAAATAAAGCGGCTTGACCAGCAGCGATTACCGCTTTGCTAGGTGTACCTACTCTATATGAAACTCCAGCAGATGTTCTATTTTCATAAATCATCAAACCTTCATTTCTTAACTTACCTACCATTGAAGCAGGTGAAGTTAGGTCAAATTTGTTCCTTAGAGTTTTCCAAGTTACAGATTGTCCTGTTGCGAAAAGGTTTCTTACCTTATCTGTTTTTGAAGTTTTAGTTCTAGCCATATCAGTTTCTCCTTTAGATGTTAGCTTGTTCATAATATATTGAAACATAATTGTTTCTCCTTTCACTTTTGCGTTAAGTCGCCACTATTCGATAGGCAAAGCGTACATTTGTAGTTTGCATATCTGAATTCATTTATTGTCATTTTCGGGGTCAAAGTCTGGTACAAATTCTATACCACCCATATCTGACATATCTTTAATTTCATCTTGTATAGTCTTAGGTATTGGTTTATGTTCTTTGTGTGTAATACCTAATACTTCACTATAATTTAATCTTGCTATCTTTTGACCATTCTTATTATTAACTGTTACCATTTTATCTGCAAGTCTTTGAGCTGGGTGTGATTTATTAAAATCTCTATAAATCAAACCTCTAATTGAGTCAATGACTAATGCTAAGTCAGCAGTAAAGTTCACATGGTCTGTTTTTATTCCCATAGCTACAAATTTATCTAGTAATGTGTAGGCAATATCGTCAACATTACCTTCAACAAATTCTTTTGTCTGTGCCTCAACAAGTTTTTGATGTTGTTTATCATCTAATACCTTGCCTGTATTTTCTTTGTGTTGTATTCTGTTTGTAGGAAATACAATAATCTTATCATCTGACACTATACAATCTCACCTTTAAAGTTAACTTTACCTTTATCAGTAAAATATTCAACTAGTTGATTATAACCACCAATTAGTTCACCATCAATTTTTATTTGTGGCATTGTTCTAACTTTCTTACCAATATCTTCTAACATAACATCTACTGACTCAAAATCTTCCATTTTCTTTTCAGTAAACTCTTGGCCAAGGCCTTTCAGTAAGGCCTTTGCCTTGTTGCAATAGACACAATTGTTTTTACTGTAAACTACTATCGTCATCTGATTTTTTTAGGTTATCCCAAGCCTTTTTACTTGCATCATTTAAATTGTATGCATCAACGGCCTCTTCAATAGTGTAATTGTACATCTTATTGAATTTGCCTAAAGGCAATCTCATACCTATCCAAGTTCTGTAATAACCATTTTTTGTAAGTGTTACATCTTGTGCAAATATTTCATAACCTCTAACTTTTGTAGAAGTAATTTTATTTACTATAGCACTTTCAACTTCGGTCACAATTGATTTAGTTTCTGTTTTACCTAATTCAGTGATGAATTGTTTTGATTCTTTATTCATCTCGCCTTTAATAATGTCTGCCAATTCTGACTTAGCCATCATTTTAGCTTTCTCAATAGATAATTGTAAATCAGGAGATACAGCCGTAGCTACACCATAGATACATTGTTTATCATTATCTTCACTTGTAAAGATTGAAGTATTACAAGCTTTCGATTCATTGATGTCTGCCATATACCAAGCAGGCACTTTATCAACAACATCACCTTTTTCTGATTTGATTTTATATGTACTGTTCATAGAAGAGCAAGCAGTTAAACTTGCAACAGCTAAGACAGCAGTTAATGTTTTAAGTTTTATCATAATTTATCACTCTCTTTCATATCATATACTAATCCTTGAAGAAAGTCAAGCGTGGATTGAACATAGTCTAACGCCTGTTCACTAGATATATCTGTAAAGATAATAACTAATAAAGCAATAATAATTAATGTTTTAATCATTATTTAACCTCCCATTCACCATTTTGTAATAAACACACCTTTCCTGGTGTTTTAAAAGCGTGTCTGTTCCGACTATAATATCGGCAGTATTCTGGGGTACTCACATCATTGTAGTAAAACTGAGCAAATAGTTCCCAATAACTAGGACCATCAAAACGCTTTCTACCATCAGCACACTCCAAAATTTCTTCTTTGACTATCTCATCACCTTCTTGTTTGATAGTCACTTTAATATAACAAAATTGACCATTTACTTCTTTAGGGTCAATAGGTCTAATAGTTGTATAATCACTGCCTACTGCAATACCTGAAATCAATAAAAATATAATCATTATAAAAGTCCAGGTCAGGTATCTTCTAATTTTTACATATTGTAAAGGGTCAAACATAATTTTGTAACTTCTTTATACTATCCTTTGTATTATAAATGGTATCTTCTATAAAGTCAAGCCTGGATTGGTTATTAGTTAATTCTTTTTCTTCTTCTAATTCTGCAATCTCAGCCTTCAAATGTTCTATTTTTGTTCTTATTTCACTTTCTGTCATTATTTTTTCTCCACCCATTGGCCATCAGGCATTTGGCACGCTGTACCAAAAACCACTTCTCTATTAACACCACCGATACCTACTAATGGCCAGTTATTAGTAATATCTATTGTAGCATCATATTCTTTACACTTAATTGGTCCTTCTAAGTATGATTTTGTTGTATGAATTATACCAGAGTTACCTGTTTTAGGATTATACCAATTTGTATAACTTGAACCGTAAGGACTTGTGTTTAAATGGTCTACAAAAACTGCATTGTGTACATCAAAGTCTGATTTATACATTAATTCTGCACCTGCAAACGCACCACCCATAGCACAAGTAGCTATTGCATAAGGGTTTGTAACACCTGCCTCAGCACACATAGCTGTTGTTGTTGCACCGCCTAAGAAAGCACCGTTTGTACTTCTATTTGTACTACAGCCACTCAGTAGGAGTAGGACCAGGAATATCCTCGTCAATTTTACCATATTCACCTTTGTCTTGTGATACCACATAACAATCTGCTTGTATTTGTTGTATCAAATTATCAATCATAAAATCTCTTTCAACTGACTTAGGCTGATTGTACTTTAGTTCTCTAAGTTTATCAGCCTGAGTCTTTATACTATCTATCTTATCGCAAAACTGACTAATTTTGTGATACATAATTTCTCACCTTTTGAAATAATGTTTGAATTTGTAATTTATTGTTAGCAAGTTGTTCTTTACCCTCTTGCCAATTTACTTTTTGAAATTCAACAATGTCATTCCACTCAGTTTGCAACCAAGTAGTAACTTTATTTTCTTCGGCGTTTGTAGCATTCGCAAATAAAGATACTAACATTGCAATTGTTAATAATAGTTTCTTCATACTTTTCTTCCTGCTGTTTTTAAGTCCTCTTTACCAACAACCATATAAGGACCTTTGTTGTAGGCAGGTACGATAGAATATTGTTTAGATATTTCTAATCGCTCTTGCCTTTGTTTATGGTCAATCGTGCCACCATTACCTAGTTTTGTACTCGCACTAGGATAATTAGGTGACTCTCTTCGGTAAACTTTTTCAGGTTCATAAGAACCAATAATATGTTCAGTTTTAGGTTTTAACATACCAAATCTATACTTAATATAATCATCTAAAGACAACATATGTTTTTTCATACCAATTTTTTTCATTTGTTTGTTATGCAAACGCAAGTCTTCTTTGTATTGAGCAAGTTGATTATCAGATAGATTATGCATCTTCTTCCTATTCTTTCTCAATGTACCACTTGATGTATTAGTATAGATAATAGCCATTAATTTAAATCTCTTGTAGCTTCTCTTTCAGATTTATCATATTGAGATTCTGCCATCTTTTCAGCATATGACATACCAAAAATAGACCTGTAAAATGCATCTCTTGGAGATGGAGTTTGATACAAGTTTAGTAATGCATCAAACTTAACATCAACATCTGAATAATATTCAGGATGCTTTGCTTTCAATTCAATATGGTCTTTAAAAAATTGAATTCTATTATCATATCTGTCAACTTCTTTCTCAGATAATGATTTCTTTTTAGACAACTTAATGTCTTTTTCTTTTGCATCTTTAAATTCTGCAAATAGATTTTCTTTATTATATGTAAACATACGACCTTTCTCTTTTATTGTTATAATATACCATAACCGTCTGGAAATGGCAAGCCCTTAAAAAAGCGTGAAAACCCACGCTTTCTTGCTGGAAAAACTCTCTAGGATGCGCCAGGACAGACGAATCAAGAGCTCTATGCACTACCGTACCCCCTCTTTTTCGAACAAATCCGCTTGAGTAGGAAATTCTTTTTGACTTTCCTCATCACACCATTTGTCAAATGCAGCTGCTTCCTTTTCATAGTAAGCAATGCACTCTTCACATTGTTTGACAGCGGCTTTGGTATCACCACTCTTAATAAGACCACGAATCTTCTTCAGGTCATCAATATGATTCAGAATATCATTCATCATTTTTTCTCCTTTTGGTCTTCTGAATTCATTAATAGTACAATGTAATGTACAGCTTTTAATAGGTCTTTTCTGTTACGACCATCTTTTTTACCAAACCTTGCAAGATATTTAATTGCATTTGCTTGGCAAAAATCTTTATCAATACCACAAGACCTTAATAAGTCTTGCACTTGAACACCATCAGATACTTGAGCATAATGTTGCCCATATGTACCTTTAATGTAATCTAATACCTCTTTGAGGATTTTATCTTCATTATATTTCATTTGTAGCACTTTCTTCTACTTTGTAGATTTGATTAAAATAACACCAATGTGTACCTGTGTCGCCTGTATATGTAATGGCGCCAACATAGTTTAAATCAGTGTCGTAAGTTTTTGCATTTAGAGATGTTTCATTCTCAGCCGCTATATCATCTTTTTCTGTAGCAATACCGATATTGATGATAGTTCCTTCTCTACCATCTTTTGTGTAAACATAATCACCTGTATTAATTATCATAGTATAGTCCTTTGTTAGTGTTTAGTATTAAATAAGTATTCTTTGTCATAACTTAATCCAAGAGAGTAACAAATATAACTTGAATCTTTTTCATTGTCAAGCCCCTCAGATTGTAAAATCCATTTAATGGCAGTTTCTTTATCACTTGCACCAAGTTTAATATTTTCTGCAATTCTTTTTAAGAAAGTCTGATAGGCAGCTTCTTCAAACTTTTCTTCCGCTTCACGCTCTGCTTTTGCAACAGCACATAAACGGTCTAATTCTTCTTCTAATTCTTTATTTGACATATTATCAAAATCATAATGACGACCTTTTACACCATAAGCGTCTTTGTGCATTTCATATACACTTGTGATAAGACTATCACGCTCATAGTCTTCAACTGTAAAAATACCTTGGTCATTCCAGAATTTAATA